AAAAGGTCTACTGAGTTAGTAGCGTGAGTCATTGTTGCATCAGCAGTTGCGCTGTCAGAACCAATGATGTTATCTGGATTTGATGCAGATAAACTTGAAACCATGTTTGCAATAACGCCTGAATCAAACGCATCTTTAAGTGCGTAAGCTGCCGAAGAAGAAGCTACTTCTTTGAAGTTTACATGCGACATGTTTGCTTCAATATCATCAACGATGAATTTAAAAGCGTTAGCACGATCAACTACTAGAGTAGTTTGAGCGTCAGCAAGTTCTGTTGTTGTAACATCACCGCCACGTTGATAATCATATACAGTGATAGTTGGTTCTTTAATGATACGAACTGTATCACCAAAAGACGCAATTTCACCTGCATAGTCAGTGTTAGTAATGCCTTCTACTACTGAAGCTTTACGGAAAAAGTTTTGTACTTTTTTCGAGTAGACTTCGGGTAAAAAGTTATATTGACCTAAGTCGCCAAAGTTTTCAGTAGTTACGCTACTGTTGACGAAATTGGGATTAGATGTATTATTAGCCATGATAATTTTTCCTTATATAAAAAGAGTAAAGTTTTAAGAAACAACTCTTCCTTCGCTCACAGCCAGATCTATTTCTTGTTCGTATTTATCATAGTCGGCCATAGAAAGAGAGTTAATTTCTTTCCGAGTCCAGATCTTTGGCTCTTTAGCGTCTACCGAAGTTGTTCGAGTAGATACCATGTCTGCGGCAGATCCAGAAGATTGCGACTTGGATGAATTACTTTTCGAGCTTTTGGTTTTGATACCAGCTTCTAATTTATAAAGATCAATTGCTTTGACAGCTAAATTAACATTGTCTGGGTTTTGGTAGATCCATTTCTGAATTTCTTCAGGTTGCATCTCTGCCCAACCGTGAAAGTCTTGACTTTGCCTAAGTTCTTCGTAGTCAGGATGTGCTTGTTTCAAGGTCGTTTCCGCTTCTCGTCTAGTTATCTCTGCCTCTTTTTCTTCGAGGGTCGATAGCTTTTGACGCAAGCCTTCAGTCTCTTGCTGACTTTGAAGATGAGCTACAGTTTCTACAGTATCGTAAAGATCAGGGTACTGTTGTTTAAACTGCTCAAGGTCTTCTAACGTCTTTGGCGGAGCATAATTTAGCTCTGCTGGAGTCGCTCGAAGCTCTTGTTCTCGTTGCTTGAACTCTGACATTTTTTCATCGTAATGTTTTTTTAAGTCGTCATAGCGTTTCTTATAATTAGTCCTTGTCTTCTTTGGCGCTTCTTCTTCTACAGGGGCTTCTTCCGAGGTGGCCTGTTGCGAATCATCAAAGAATAAAGAATCAGCACTTCCTCTATTTGGAGCGTCTGGCGTATGCCAAGACTTGTCCTTATTATACGGATTTGCTGTTGGTTCATTTACTTCTTGCTCTACTTGTTCTGTCATCTTGTCACTCTCCTTTTGGGGCTTTTATCTTTTCAAGGTGGCTATAATGTCAGCTAAACATCATTGGGCTTGAACTTAAAAGGTGGCCTCTAGGTTAATTGTTGTTGTTGCACAAGGGGCTAAAAATTTTTTAGGTGGCCTTGTTACATATTACTTGGCATTTGATTAGCTTCAAGCATCATGTTTTTGACTTCATCAGATAGTTCATAGTCGTCTAAGAACGATTCTGAATCGTCATCATCATCATGATCGTCCATCATCATGCCGCCATGTTGTCTCATTTCTCTTCCGCCTGTTTGATCAAAGGCACGTTCTGCATCGTCCATAAGTTGTTGCAGGGTTTCCACGCCTATTTGATCTACGGATTTTTTGGTGAAGACAAACTCACCGTCCGATAACCTAGCAGGTATCGAATCTGATACTCCAGTACCCATGCCGTCTACAGCACCTGCACCAGAAAATTCTGTTGCTACGTCCATTACTCTATCAAAGATAACGCTTAGACGTTCGTCTTGACCTAAAGCATCTCCAAGATAATCTTGATCTCTTGGATTAAGAGCTTGGTCAAGTATAAATTCTTCATGTGCGTCTTCCATTGTGTCGTCAGGAAGTTGCGAAGCTTTTGCAGCCGCCATTTCTTCAGGCGGAATATTTGGATAAGTGTCTACAGGCATACCACCTTCATTAACAGGCGCTCTCATCTGTGACGTGTCGCCTGCGAGCTGTGGTCGCATAAACTGAGCTTGACTCATTGCTGCTGCTGCCTGAGCTGCACTAGGATCTACTTGTGCAACTTGAGGAGCTTGAGGAGCTTGAGGAGCTTGAGGCTGATTAAATTTTTTCGTTCCTCTTATAGCGTTAAAAAGAGGAGATTTTTTTCTGTCTCTAAATTTCTTACTACCTCTAAGTTTCTTACTACCTAAACCAAAAAGTAAACGGCTTGAAAATGGCGAGCTTTTAAATTTAACAGGAGTAGATTGTTGACGGTTTTTCATTTTCTGCATTAATCTTTGTAAAAACCCGCCTCTACCTTTAAATTTAAACTTACCTATGTTTTTAGCAAAGCTGTCGATAGGTATGTCTCTTCGATTTGATTTTCCTAAAAGCATCTGAGCAAATAAACTTCTTGGCTTGTCTTTTTGTTGAAGTCTAGGATCGCCTGAAAACTGTGCAGTCGCCATTGCTTTTGCTGCGTCTGCTCCTTCTATTTCTTCTGGAGCTTTTTTAACCATAGGCCCAATTGCTTTTTTTGCTTTTTTACTTTTTTTACTTTTTTTACTGCCTCTTATTCTACGTTTTAATTTTTTAAGGATGCCGCCAAAGAATACTTTTTCTCTGCCTTCGCCTTCCATGCCCTCTTGTTCTTCTGTAAGCGTTTCTATAATTTCTGTCTTAGCTGCTTTGTCAAGACTATATATTTTTTCTTCAAACTCAAAAGCAGGCTCGTCTTCTACAAGCGCATCAAACACCGCTATTTCAAAAGCTCCTGCTTGTTCTTCGTCCATAGGAGGCTCGTTGTTTTCAGAGAACCAGATAGCATCTAAGATTTCGTCAGGTAGTTCTAAAGGAGCATCTTCTTCACCCATTGTATCTGCTACTCTAGGTGCTGCTTCAGGATTGCTCATTAAACTTTCTTCTATTGCAAGAAAATCTTCTTGTTGTTTGTTTGTTCCTTTATTAATCATATTGACATCTTCTTGAGCAGCAGACAACAAAGAATCAGCTCCTTTTGAAGCTTCTTGAGCAACTGAACCTACAGCGTATTTAACTTTCATATCTTCTTCGTTGGGCATTTTATTTAGTCCTCTATTCTTTTACGAGCCTCTGCAACTTGCTCTTTTAATGTTAATAAATTATCCAGAGAATTCACTCTCCCCTGCCTGCGGAACATTTCCTGTTCCGATTGTGCCGCCACCAGTGCCTGTAACTCCAGCGTCTTGAGGTTGACCAGATGCTCCTTCACCGCCTCCCATAGCTCCTTGTTGTTGATCAGGGCTGACAGCTTGATCGCCAGTTGCTTGTCCACCATTTTGCGCTCCTATAATTTGTGCCATGATTGCTGCTTCTTCAGGGTCGTTAAGTATTTCGTCTGGGTCTAAATCTAAACTATAAGCAAGCTCGCTTACAATCTTAGAGATCTTAACAAAGGGCGCAATTGCAGGGTTCTGGGCTGTTTGTAAAAAGGTTGTTAGACGTTGGCTTCGTACTTCTTTTTGCATTAAGCTATTTGTTCCCATAGCTCTTACTTCAAGATCGCCTTCTATTTCTAATGGGCCTTCAAAGAACTGCATGTTCCACTGAAAGTAAGCTTGACCAAGAGGACGCAAAAGAAAATCGTCTAAGTTTTTAACTACTGTTTTAATATTTAATGACGCTGCACCTAACAGCATAGACATACCTGACGCAGTTCGTGTCATACTTTGTACGCCTGTTTGACCGTGACTGTAGCTTGGAATGCCTGTTTGTTCGTCTGCAAGCTGTCGGAACTTGTCAAACATCATCATGTTTTCTTGTGTAGTATTAGGAAACTTAATGCCATGTATTGCTTGACCGCCCATGCCTGCTTGTCGTCTAAAAACTTTACCTGCATAGATTTCCATGCTTTGACCACCTACAAGTGCAGACTCATCTACATCAAAAACAACCGAGCCACTCAATGCTAAGTTGTCAATAGCCATACGTGCATGACCGTTCATGATCTGTTGAGAGTCATCCATATTTTCTGCAACGCCAATGCCAAAGAAACTGTACGGGTTTTTTTCGTATGTGAAAGCATTATATGGTATGCGATGCGGAGTAAAAGGATTCACTACAGCCCGTAATAGTTTGCCGTTACTTACCCAAGCATTTACTTGAACTTCGTCAAGATCATCTACATCTTCGCTTAGCTCCATTCCCGCTTCACGAGCATACTGTGCGTCCATAATGCCCCAGTATTCTAAGACTTCATATTTGTCGCTTATATGATCTTCAGTACGTCTGTCATCTTTTAATTCATTTTCATAACCTTTTTCTTCGTAAGAGCCTCCCATCTGTAAGCACTCACGAATAGCGTCCTTATCAAAGTAAGGCATCTTAGCTAAAGCTCGAAGTTGCGTTCGGTTATACTTATGACGATGCACAACGTACTCGCATTCTTCTATAGTTGTAGCACTTGGATCAGGGAAAAAGTCCCAGATACTAACAAACTCAATACGAGGCACACGCACAGAAACAGGCGTATATGTCCTTGTGTTTTTTTGCTCATCTGTATTCCACTTACCTATTTCTTTATTAAAATTAAACGGGCCTTTAACTATGCCAGTTCCAAATAACGCAGACTCAAAGATTGCATTCCTTAGCTCACTTGAGCCATTAGACTCTTCGATCTGATCGTGTATAAGTTTTTGCATCTTACGAGCAGCTTCTTTAGCTGGAGAAATTTCAAGAGTTTCTGGAACAGGACTTGGCCCTTCTGAAAAAGTAAGTCCTGCTTTTTTAACTTCATCTTCAAAAAAAGATTCGCCCTTCGAAAACGTAGCTCCTGCTTTTAGTACCTTGCCATCTCCTTTAAATCCTATTTCAAAAGGATTCACCATTTCTTTTTCTTTTTCTTGGGTTGGAGCTTGAGAGCCTTCTATATCTGAAGGGCTTAAATCTAAATGCTTATAAGTCGAAATACCTTCTGGGATTTCTGTTTCTCTTACGCCTATTGGAAATTGACCTGTGCCAAAGATTACATCTACAAGCTGACCAAAGGCTGCAAGAACTTTTGTTTTAGTTACTTTGATAAATACTTTAGACTTCTCAGACTCTTTGAACTTAATGTGTTTTGGATATAAGCCTCTGAAGTTGTGGTACGCTGTAAGCCATCTGTTTTCGTCATGATCCCTTGCACGTTCGGCTGTGTAAAAACGATCTTCAACAAGACCTACAAAGCGCAAACGCACATCGTTTTCTAACTCTAACTGCAATGCTGACTCACCTTCTACAGGCTTAAAGTATAGTTCGTCTGCATTTTGCATTAAAGAATTTGTTTTGGTTTCCATTTAGATTCCTTATTTAAGCGCTTTAAATATACTTAAACCAGCTTTATTTTTTCCTGCTGAAGCTGTAATCTTAGCCCCTGATTTAGTAGTATGTGTGTAGCTAATTTGACTATCTTTGTAATCAAATTTACTATCGCTTACTTTATTTTTTAAACGACTTAAACCTGAAGTATGTGAAAGTTCAAAATTTCCTTTTCGTGCAGTAACAGTTGCTTGTGCATTATATTTTTTTTCACTGTTAGATCCACCGCCTGAAGCTATTCCGCTAAGACTAAGATCTAAATCGCCTATGCTTTTATGAGCAGATACACCGCTTCCTTGACTATACTTTTTTCTTTTCATAATATTAATATCCAAATGTTGAGTCTGAGGGCTGATAGGACTTTTCTAATTTTAATTGTCGCATCCTATCTAATGGGTTGCTCATTCGAGGTCGAGACATTATTAAATATCTTAACGCATCGTAAGCGTGATCAGAAGCTTTTGTGTCTACGTCTTCTGGGTTTGATTTATCCAAAGGAATACTTTGAAGCTCTCGTATCAGATTAGGGCATGTATTAAATATTTGTATGCGTGGCCTTCCGCTTTGAGTCGTCTTCAAGTATTCGTGAATTTGGATCTTTCCTTGTATTCTGTTTTTATCAGCCCTTCGTAGTTTGTGACCTGCACGAACAAGTGTCTCACCTACTGTTGGGCCTGTTGTTCCTGTCCTGCTCCAACAAGCTGTGTCTAACACGCCTTGGACAGAAAAGGGATCGCTAAGTTCCATATTAGTTATTAGCTGAGCTAGTTCTGTACCTAGTAGATTCTTTTGATAAAGCTCTCGATATATAACCAACGTACCATCACTTGCGTCTACTGCTCCCCATACGCAAGCTGATTCAGACGCATAGCCATAGTCAATACCTTTTACACGTTCCCAACTAATTGGGATGTCAAAAGGCGTAACTACGTGCAAGTGCCTATCAAACTCTGTAAAGGCTGCTCCTTCTGCTACGTCCCAGTTGCCTTCAAGTAACTGTTGGCGTTGAGTTGGCGGCAATGCTTTCAGCATCTGCTCGTAGCGTCCATCTTTAGCTAGATAAGGATTATCATCTAATCTTGCTGGTATGAACTTGCGTGTAAGGCCGTCAGAGCCTCTGTAAGCTTCGTTAGGCGGAGAGGCATCTATGTACCTCTTCTTTACCCAATGCGCTCCAATGCCCCCTGGGTTTGCTGTGCAACGCATATAAGGAACTATCTCAGGGTCAGTTGTTCGTAAACGTGACGCTAAGTAGTTCCATGAAAATTCTGTTGGCAGGTGCGTGATCTCGTCAAAGCCGATCCAGCTATAAGCTTGACCTTGATAGCGGTATACATCTGCGTCTCTTTCGAGGAAGCCGAACTCTACTTTTGCTCCGCTTGGGAAGTTCCAAAGCTTCTCGACTTCTTTGTACTTTGCGCCTTTGAAGGCTTTGGGGTACAGCTCTCTGCTTTTGTCTATAAGCTCTCGGAGTTCTGGCATAGACCTTCTAAGTATCAATGCTCTATGCGCTGGTCTATGTGCATAGCGCAGTGGATCTACTATCATCGCATAAGACTTACCGCCTCCTGCTGCTCCACCAAAAAGCACATCTGTTTCGCTTGCTGCTAAGAAGTCTTCTTGCGGGCCTTCATTGGCCTTGAAGATTACATTTTCGTTAGCTTCTTCACGCAGCGACTTTGGCAGTGCCTCTAGCTCTTGTTCGCTAAATACGCCTTCCTGTTCCAAAGCCTTGTTAGTAGTTTCAATTGATTTCTTATGTCTACTTATTTTATCTTGAGCTTGCTTTATCTTTTTCTGCTTATCTCGAACTGTACGTTTTGCAGCCTGCTTTGCTTTAGTATCAGAATGAAAGTTATATCCTCTTCCTTTAGACCCTTTTGCTCTACCTGACTTCTTTCTTGGAGTCCCATCCACCT